TTATGGCAAGACCAGACCCTTTTGGTAATCGTATCGATGAAGTTATGCAGTGGACTGCCACAGATAACCTCACAGAATACACGCTAGAAGATGGTATGGAAGCAGCAGATATGTGGGATCTTCCTGACGCATTTGTCTGTATCATACGATCCAAGGCCACATCTGGTAAGATTAAGGAGAAGGCATACCGTTCTGTTCACGCTGCTCGCAAGTTTGTGAACAAGTGCCTTGAAAAGAAGGATGAGTTACTTATCCTGACAGACAACACCATTTCCATTGCTTTAGATACTGATGGCCCTGACACCTTGTGATCTTGCTGACCTTCTCAGTGATCATGGTTACCTTGTTGACTATGACACAGGAGAGGTTGATCAATACCCCAATGATCAAAACAAAGATAAGACTCTTTTGATCTTACTTGCTGCTATGAATAAGCTTGATGTTCAATACCTTGATGGGTTATGGACATTCTTTGTTCCTGATTTAAACATCAGTGATATGGAGAGCTATTGCAAAGCATATCCCAATGACCAACAATGCAAGTGCTATGACGTTTGATCTTACTCAGTCTCACATTGACCAGCTCGATGCAGAGCAATACTCACTATTCCTAGCTTATGGCGACACCTTCAGAGATACAGAGACAGGTCGAGCTGGAGCGAGAAGCCTTGAGTTGCGGGAAACAGAAATTGCACGCATCTCTCCAACGCTTGCAAGAGAAGAGCTACGCATCAGCAAGTGTGTATGGAACAGCAAGCATCTCAGCCGCTCTGCCTGACGTTATCAAGGACATTGAGGCCAACCTATCCAAGATGAGGAAAGGACAGGCTGGGACGTATTACAAGCCTGTCTCAGTGTACATTGATGATCTTGAGCCATTAGCCATGGCCACCATCACGCTCAAGGTCATGTTTGACATGGTGTTCAGCATGAAGCGTGACTCTGATCTGGTACCCAATGTGCTTGTGTCTATTGGCTCTGCCCTTGAGGCTGAGTGTAAGTTCAGGTGGTACAAACAGAACCATCCTGGCTTGATGAGGTACATTGAGGACAAGTACTACCACGAGTCATGTGGTACAGAGCAAAGGCAATCCATTGCTACTGTTATCTTTGGTAGGAATGATGTCCAATGGAGCTCATGGCATGTCAAGACCAGAGCAGCATTGGGTGCGTGGTGTGCTGATCGTGTGATCACTACCACTGGTTGGTTCACCAAGGAGACTGTGAGACGTGGTCGTAAGACTGTGTTACGCATGATTCCTACCCCTGAGTTCATAGAGATCAGAGACCAGCTAATCAGCACTGCTGAGATGTTCTCTGGTATCCCGTGGCCCATGCTGATTGAGCCCAATGATTGGACCAATGAGAGGATGGGTGGGTACATTACAAATGAGCTGATGAGGGGTCATGAATTGACCCGTCGCGGTAATAGGACCCTTAAACACGGGGAGACGCCCTTGAGGTTTTTAAACAAGCTTCAACGGGTAAAGTACTCTGTGTCTCATCATGTTCTTGAAGTGGCTCAACACTTCAGGGAGAAGGGGGTGAAGATAGGTAAGTTCATTCCATTATGTGAAGCGTTCAAACCTCCTAAACCACCTGACATAGCTGACAATGCAGAGGCCAGACAATCTTGGAAACGAGAGATGGCTGAAGCGTATAACACTGATCGACTGAACTTCAAGAGATCAGTAAGAACAAGAACTCAGCTTGAAGCGGCTGAGAAGTTTAAGGATGAGACGTTTTTTCAATGTTGGTCTTTCGATTACCGTGGAAGAACGTATCCGATTCCTGCATACTTATCACCACAAGATACAGACTTTGGTAAAAGCTTAATAAGGTTTGCTGATGAGTCGTTTGTTACTCCTGAGTCAGAAGAATGGTTAGCATTTCAAGCTGCCACTACCTTCGGACTTGACAAAGCCACAATGGCTGAAAGGCTTGAGTGGGTTAGGAATAATCACGACTTAATCACAAAGGTTGCTATCGACCCCATAGGCAATCTCTCTGAATGGGAGGATGTCGAAGAACCATGGCAGTTCATGGCTTCATGTCATGAGCTATACCATTGCTGTATTGCTTGCGATAAACAGACAACAGGATTAATGGTAGCTGTTGATGCTACTTGCTCTGGTCTCCAGATACTGGCAGGCTTGGCAAAGGATCAATCAACTGCTAGTCTTGTCAATGTTTGTCCTAGTGATAAACCATCCGACGCCTACAAAGCGGTAGCCGAAGAAGCTAAGAAGTACTTACCCGTGGAGTTACATCCATGGTGTACTAGGCGCACTTCTAAGCGAACAGTGATGACGATTCCATACAATGCAACGAAGTCATCGTCTTGGACGTATGTCAGAGAAGCATTAGTAGAACAAGGATTTGAACCTACAAAGGATCAAGTTACTATGGTCGTCAATGCTATATACCTGAGTATGGATGCTATTGTTCCTGGTCCTATGCGTGTCATGCGTTGGATCAAGACACAAGTTGGTCAGTACATTCGTAGTGGAGCTGATCACATTGAATGGACTACACCCTCTGGGTTTGTAGTTAATCAGAAACGTAACAAGAAAGAGGTACAATGCATGAAGCTACAGCTCATGGGTTCTACTAAAGTTACTGTCAGTGTTGGTGAGGGTGATCCTTGTCCTACTCGTCATAAGTCGAGTACTGCTCCTAATCTGATCCATTCCGTCGATGCGTCCATTCTCCACGAAACATTTCAGAGGTTCAATGGACCATTCACAGTCATCCATGACTCGGTGCTTTGTAGAGCAACTGACATGGCAACACTCAATAGACTTGTGCGAGAAACCTACACGGACATCTTCACAAGAGATTGCTGGCTCACAAAATTTGGTGAAGTTATTCATGCAACTGAACCACCACCCATCGTCGGAACACTAAATCCTGAGGTTGTCGAATCGTCAACCTATTTCTTCTGCTAATTTTCCACCATCATCATTATGGCGACACACGTCACTAAAGAGCCCGTCACATTGGATGGCTACCAAGCTATCCTCAAGCCGTCTGAATACGGCTACACCCTCACTGCATTGCTTCCTAAGGATATCGTTGATAACCTTGAGGATGAGCGTGTAGGTGGCCTTGAATGGGCTCGTAACAAAGCTAAGAATCCAAAGCGTACCACTGTCAATCCTGAACCATGGGAAGAGGCAAGCGAAGGTATGTATCAATGCAAATTCCGCTGGAAGGAGGGCGATAAGGTTGTACCTGTTATCGTCGATACTGAGGGCACTGCCATCACTGATGCTTCTCTGCCGTTGTATAGCGGTTCTAAAGTCAAGCTCGCCTTCATCCAAAAGCCGTATTGCCTTCCTGCTGGTAACATCGGTACCTCTCTCAAACTCAAAGCCATCCAGGTTGTGAGCTTGAACACAGGTGCTGGTGTACAAGACAGTGGTGATATGGATGCTGAAGAGGCAAGCGAACTGTTTGGAGTCACACGTGGCTTCAAGACCTCTGAGCCAAACCCTGAGGCATCACCATCTTCTGTCAACGTTGATGAGGACTTCTGATGCGTAGTCGCCTGGAAGAACAGGTGGCAGAGTTGATGGACAATATGAACATTGAATATGGCTATGAGCCTGACAAGTTCAACTATGTTATCGAAGCTAAATACATCCCTGACTTCAAGGTTGGGGATATCTATTTAGAAACTAAAGGATTCTTTAAACCTACAGATCGTCGCAAGATGCTAGCTGTCAAGAAATGTAATCCTGACTTAGATGTCCGCCTGGTCTTCCAAGCACCCTATAATAAGATCAGTAAAAACTCTAAAACCACCTACGCCGCATGGGCAGAAAAGAACGGATTCCAATGGTGCCCGTACTATGACATACCCCTTGACTGGCTCAAGCCAGGAGAGTGAGTTTTCCCGTCATGAATCTTGCCCCTCATGTGGGAGCAGTGATGCGTTGGCCCGTTATACTGACGGCCATGCTTACTGCTTCTCATGTGGGTATTACCAACATGCAGACGGTGAACAACAATCCACGATCACCAACGTCATGATACTAGGTACACCTGTTCGTTTATCTAAACGAGGTTTATCTGAAGAGATATGTCGTAAGTACCGCATCCATAAGGATGGAGATGTGCTGCGATTCCACTACTATGACAACACTGGCCAAATATGTGGTGCCAAGGTAAAGAGTCTGGATAAAACCTTTCACTGGGAAGGCAAGAATGTCGATCATCAGTTGTTTGGCCAGAACTTATTTCCTGACAAAGGTACCCGCCTTACTATTTATGAAGGCGAGATAGATGCAGCATCTGGCTATGCTGCCATGCCCACCTGGCCTCATGTGTCTCTACCTGATGGAGCACAGAGTGCTAAGAAAGCTCTGCAAAGAGCAATGCCATTCCTACAAGGCTATGAAGAGATCGTCTTGTTCTTTGACAATGATGATCCAGGCCGTAAGGCTGCTGAAGAATGTGCACAGCTATTACCTCCTGGCAAGGTCAAGATTGCCCGGATGGAGAAGTACAAGGATGCTTCTGATGCATTACAATCCAATGATGCAGAGTGCATCCGTCGTGCAGTATGGGACGCTAAGACGTACCGTCCTGACGGCATCATCGATGCCAAGACATTACTTGATGACCTAACCACACCTGAAGAACCTTGTGCTTATGAGTTCCCCTTTCAAGGATTACAAAACAAGCTACGAGGGATCCGGTATGGAGAGCTTACAACAATCACTGCAGGATCTGGCATTGGTAAATCCTCATTCTGTCGTGACCTTGCAACTCACCTTCTTAATCAAGGAGAACGGGTCGGTTACGTGGCGTTGGAAGAATCCAACCGCCGTACGGCTCTAGGTCTAATGTCTTCTGCTACAAACCAGTCACTACACATCGGAGAACATGACCGAGCTACTCTCACCAAGGCGTATCAGGATTCTATTGCTAACTGGAATCTCTTTCTTTTCGACGGGTTTGGTTCTTTTGATCCTGATGTCATTTACAACCGAATTGAGTACCTTGCCACCGGGCTTGAGGTGCGTGTTGTATTCCTTGATCACCTCAGCATCCTCCTGTCAGGCTTAGATGGAGATGAGAGGCGTATGCTGGACATCACCATGACCCGCTTACGTTCTCTTGTTGAGAGGACTGGTATAGCTTTGTTTCTTGTATCTCATCTGCGAAGAACATCCAATGACACAAACCATGAAGAAGGTGCCCGAGTCACGCTTGGGCAGTTACGTGGATCAGCTTCAATCGCTCAGCTTTCAGATTCAGTCATCGCCCTGGAACGAGATCAGCAGAGTGGACCTGAACGAAATGGCACAACAGTGCGCGTCCTTAAAAATCGCTATTCTGGCGAAGTTGGCGTCGCCTGTCAGTTAAGTTATGATCTCTCTACCTGTCGTTTTACTGAATATGAAATTGAAGAAGAATTCGACCCAGTTACTGACTTCTGATTACCTTGCATACTCTATGATGTTGCAACGCCCAGAGCCTCCAACTGCGGAAGCTGTGGCGCGTGCTAAGTTCATTGATAAAACATATGTCTGGAAACCAGGCAGATGAAACTTGCTTACGACATTGAAACTGATGGCTTCGATTCCTCCGTTGTCCATTGTCTGGTCACACAAGATCTCGACACTGGTAAAGTTTACCAATACAATGACCAGGGTAATGACTGTGAAACGCTTGTCACAGGCATCAACATCCTTGCTGAAGCGGATCTACTTGTTGCCCACAATGGCATTGGGTATGACACGCCACAACTTAAAAAGCATTACCCGTTTTTCCACCATCATCACCAGATTGACACGCTAATCCTCAGTAGATTCTTTCATACTAATCTTTTAGATGTTGATCTAAAGAGGAAGTGGGCAATGATGCCAGCTAAACTATATGGATCACATAGCCTTGAAGCCTACGGGTACAGGCTAAGTTGCCATAAAGGTGAGTTTGGTAAGACTGCTGATTGGAAAGCATGGTCCCCTGAGATGCAAGATTATTGCGTCCAAGACGTTGCTGTATTATCCAAACTATGGAAACATTTCCAGAAATACCTGAAGCGGTACAGCTAGAGCACAGCGTTGCTGAGCTAATGGCTGCCCAGGAGGCCGTAGGATGGCCCTTTAACGTACGTAAGGCCCAGGAGCTAGAGAACACCCTTCTCACGTCCTTAGAGAGCCTTAGAGAGTGCGCTGGAGGCTTATGCTATGCTGTCCCTGGTAACCTATTCACACCAAAACGTGACAACAAGACTCAAGGCTATGTTGCTGGTGCAGAGATGCAACGGCTCAAAGACTTTAATCCTAGTAGCCGCGATCACATTGCCTGGTACTTCAAAGAGTTTCAGAAATGGGAGTTTACAAAACTCACAGAAACTGGTAAGCCAGTTATTGATGAAACAGTTTTGAAGGACATAGGTACAGAAGAAGCGTTGTTATTCGTCAAGATTCTTGAAACACAAAAGAAGCTTGGAATGCTGTCGCAAGGCAACAACGCATGGTTGAAGTTGGTCAAGAATGGCAGACTTCACCACTCCTGTTTTATAGGCGCTGCCACCCATCGAATGGCTCATGCACGTCCAAACTTGGCCCAGGTTTCAAGTGATGCTGACTGCAGAGAGCTGTTCACAACTCGCCCTGGCTGGAAGCTAGTAGATAGCGACCTTTCAGGGATAGAACTAAGAATCTTTGCCCATTACTTATCACCCTATGATGATGGGCGTTATGCTGACATCCTTCTTAATGATGACATACATCAAGTCAATGCTGATAAGATTGGGATCTCCCGCAGGGCGGTCAAGACGGTCACGTATGCGTTCCTTTATGGTGCGTCGCCGGTCCGCATCGGCCTCAGCTATGATCCACAGCTTTCTAAACAACAGGCTAAGTCGAAGGGTGAAGAGATACGTAAGGCGTACCTTGATGCCATACCTGGCCTGGAGAGCTTCGTTGAGGCAGTCAAACGTAAGGCGAAGGAAAATGGTTCCATTCGATCTATCGACGGTCGTAATATCCTCGTTGACTCGCCGCATAAAGCACTGAACTTCTTGCTGCAGTCGGCAGCCGGGGTCCTGGCGAAGCGGTGGCTACTAATCACCCATGATAGGCTCCAGGGAATCAAGCACGAAAGGTACGCCTTTGTGCATGATGAACAAGCCCTTGGTTGTCCTCCTGATGTAGCTGATCAAGTTGCATCAATCTGCACCACATCAGCCGCTATGGCTGGTAATTATTATAAACTCAGGATCCGTATCGATGCAGACGCACAGATCGGAGATAACTGGGCACAAGTTCACTAATGCTTTTAATTGACGCTGACTACACTGCATACAAATGTGCACAAGCTAATGAAGATTCGATTGATTTTGGTAACGATGTTATCATTGCTCAATCTAACTTCAGTGAAGTTGTAAAAATGTTTGAACGTGAGCTTAGAAAACTCACAACAGACATGATGGATGACACAGTTATCCTATACTTCTCATCCTTTGAAAATTTCCGTAAAAAAATTTACCCAGATTACAAGGGTCACCGGAATCGTCGTAAGCCACTAGGATACAGACGTCTGGTTAACTGGTGTGAGTTGAATTACAGCACTGTCACCCGTCGCGGCCTTGAAGCTGACGACTCCCTTGGCATTGACGCTACCAGCCCTAACTCCACTGATACCATTCTGTGTAGTCCAGACAAGGACTTACGTCAGATTCCTGGTACTTATTGGGACATGAAGGGTGAAGTAGAAGAGATCACCAAGGAAGATGGAGACCGCTGGCATATGATACAGTCACTAGCTGGTGACCCAACTGATGGGTACCCTGGCTGTCCTGGTATCGGAGTCAAGCGTGCTGCTGATTTACTTGACAAGTGTGACTTTCACTGGGAAGCTGTGTGTCAAGCATACAGAGAGAAAGGATTATCAGACGATGATGCTCTTCTCAATGCTCGGCTAGCTAAGATTCTACAGCACGAAGACTATGACTTCCGACTCGCACAACCAATTCTTTGGACCCCCGCCTCCTGTCTTGGAGCTGACAATGGAGCAGCAATTCAAGATGAGGAGAATTAACGACACACTCAAACACGCAGACAAAGCAGACATCATCACTGTCTTTGAAGCTTTACAGCATCAGAACTTTGTCCTTTCCAATACCGTTTCTAACCTAGTTAAACTATGGCCCACTTCTCACCTGCCTACTACACCCGAGGATCAATTGAATGCTGGGATGCAATCAGAGACTGGGAACTAAACTATCATCTTGGCTGTGCAGTTAAATATATTTGCCGTGCCGGTCACAAAAGTGCTGCAACAAAGGCTTCCGACATTAAAAAAGCTATCCACTATCTTGAAAATGAACTCGTACATTCACACCAGTCTACTGGACCAAGCGGAGGAATTCCGATCAGCCTATTCTCTGACGACAGGGACCAAGAAGAAATCAATCCAGAAATCTTTGATCGATGAAGAGTGGAGTGAGTTTCATGAGGCATACCATTTCAAGGACGACTGTGAGCAATTAAAAGAGCTTGCAGATCTGGTGTATGTTGCATACCAGTTTGCTGCTAGTCAAGAATGGGACCTTGACACAGCAATGAATCGTGTACATCAGTCCAACATGTCAAAGCTTGGTGATGATGGCAAACCTGTTTACCGGGATGACGGTAAAGTTCTCAAAGGTCCTAACTACAAACCACCTACACTTAACGACTTAGTATAAATGTCTACTGATCTGATCGCCCGCACTGGTCGTGTTCAATCATGGATCGATGATCCAAAGGGCCGACTTCCCGTGTCGTGCACGGTTATAAATGTCTCAAATGAAATGGAAGGTCCCGATGGAATCGAAGCATCATGGAGATTCGCTAGTCACGCTCTCCGAAACGGCGCTGGCGTTGCAATCCACCTATCAGAACTTGACCCACGAGGCTTCGAGAGAGAGTCTGGCGTCGTTGCGAGTGGTCCTGTATCATTTGGACGAATCTATTCGGCTCTTAACGAAACTCTCAGAAGGGGTGGAAAATATAAGAACGGCGCGATAGTGTTGCATATTGACGCTCGGCATGATGATCTGATAGAGTTCATTGAGACACCACGTGATGTCTTGCCTTGGGTCAAACGCTGCGTCAACATCACACAAGAGTGGTGGGACGAAGCAAGTCAAGAAAAGAAAGATGCTCTTCTCAAAGGTATTAAGAAGGGAGACATCTGGTTAAACAAAGTTCGCTATGACTCAAATGGAAACAGAATCTTCGGCAACGTCTGTCTTGAGGTTTACTTGCCCTCACGAGGAACTTGCTTGTTGCAGCACATCTCTCTTGGTGCCTGTACAGTCGGAACAATCCCCTCTGCTTTCATTGCGGGTATGTCCGAGCTGTGCTCACTCCATAGTAAGACAGGGGTTGGACAGTCTGGTGAATACTTGTCACCCGAAGTGGACAGGCAAGTCGGACTCGGAATGCTTGGACTGGCCAACCTCTTACGGAGGTACGGAGTAAGTTATAAAGACTTTGGCTTGGCTCTTGAAAGCTTAGTCACTGGTGATTCTGAGTCTAGAGAATGGCCTGCATGGGACATAGCAGTCAGCCTAAAGAAAGGTATTGAAGCTGCTGCAGAGATTGCAAAGTCTTACAACATGGTTCGTGCCTTTGCCATTGCACCAACTGCCTCGTGCAGCTACCGCTACAAAGACCTTGATGGTTATACCACCTGCCCTGAAATTGCTCCACCTATCTCTACTGAAGTAGACCGAGACAGTGGAACGTTTGGTGTAGAACACTTTGATTACGGCCCCTGTGAGATTGCCTCAGAGGTAGGCTGGGAGGCATACCGTATGGTTGCCGATAATATTATGATCCTGTTGAACAACACAGGATTGATGCATGGATATTCCATGAATAGCTGGAGCGACGTCGTGACCTACGACCAATCCTTCATCGAAGAGTGGCTCGCTAGCCCACAGACTTCTCTCTACTATTCATTACAAGTTATGCCGGACACTCAAGATAAGAGTAATGCCATGGCTGCACTTGAAGACTTAGATGTAGAAAAGTTCTGGGCTGAAGCTGCCACAAACAACGCCCCCGATTGTGATTGTGCAGAATGAATCCTTATCAGAAACTACTATCTCGTAAACGTACCTGGACTCCCGTACAAGTGGAAGCAGGTCAATTCAAAGAAGGGTCCGAAGAAGCTATGCTTCGGGCTCTGTCCTTACGTAACCTTGAGATCCCCGTTGGAGATTTTATTGAAGGTGCCCTAGAAAAAGACTACCCTATTGCTGCTAAAGAACTTCTTGAAAGCAACATCAAAGATGAAGAGAAGCATGACCTTGCCCTCAACTATATTGCAAAAGCTCACAGGCTTCAAGACATCCCTGAAGCACAAGCTATCCAACGAGCATGGATCGATGCCACCGAGCATCCCGTGCTCAAGGCCATGGTGCTCGAGAGGTCCGTGTTTTTCGTGCTGCTTCCTTTCTTCAGATGGAATGGGGACGCAGGATGCCGTACTGTATCGGCGGATATCTCAAGAGACGAGCAAGTCCACGTTGCCTCGAACAGTCTCGTCTGCAAAGAGCTTGGCCTCACGGTTACACAAAACCTGGACAAGCTTCGCAAAGCAACAGTAGCATGGATCATGCAGCCACTAGGATCTAATCCTACTGATCCTTACCTCGACCGTGAGTTCTGGTTGAAGCAGTCTGACAGCCTTCTATACAGTGGCAAGGCAGAAGGTTTGATTGCTTCACGACGTGCTCGTATGCCCGCATTTTTTGAGCACTCCAATGTCAATCTTCCTGAGTACGGCTGAGTTTGATCGGCTATTAGAAGAACTTGATGAACTATTTCCTGACGAGTTTCCTGACTACACGCTCGATGACAAAGAAATTTCTTTTCGAGCTGGCCAAGTTTCAGTTGTTAGATTTTTAAAAGAAAAATTATCCAAGGATTAATTATGTGTTTCGGCGGCGGACAACAACCATCGACCCCCCCACTACCTACACCACCCCCACCTCCAGCTCCAGTGCAGAAAGTAGACCCAACTAAACCTGCTAGTGCTACCCCTGCACCTGAGCTTACCGCAGATGAAAAGGCTACCTTAAAAAAGAAAGATACATCTTCTAAGAAACGTGAGCGTCTAAGGACTGGCACAGCATCTCTACAGACTGCTCCTGGTCAAGGACTAAACATTGGCGGTAGCACTGGTACAAATTATTAATTATGAAAAGCGCACGGCAACGGTATCATGAACTGACCAGTGGCCGTACCGCCTTTCTCGACATTGCACTTGAGTGCTCTAAGCTAACAATCCCTACTCTGCTAATGCATGAGGAGACAACAACCGATCACACTCGGTTCAAGACTCCTTGGCAATCGGTAGGTGCAAAGGGAGTGGTGACTCTAGCATCTAAATTGATGCTGGGTCTACTACCTCCTAGCACTTCGTTCTTTAAACTTCAGTTGGATGACTCCAAGTTAGGAGTTGAGATCCCTGCCGAAGCAAAGAGTGAATTGGATCTAAGCTTTGCTAAGATTGAACGCATGATCATGGAAAGCATCGCTGCTTCTACTGATCGTGTTCAGATCTTTTCAGCAATCAAGCATCTAGTGGTCACTGGTAATGCCTTGCTTTACATGAGCAAAGATGGCATGAAGATGTACCCCTTGAATCGTTACGTTGTCGAGCGAGATGGTAACGGTAACCTCACTGAGATTGTCACACGAGAGCGTGTCAACCGTTCAATGCTGGGTCCTGAATTTGAGAACCCAAAGCAGTTGAGTGTTGTTGACTCTAGTGTTGGCAGTAAATTTGAAAAAGATGTAGATGTTTTTACCTGCATCAAGCTGACTAAGAAAGGATGGACTTGGTATCAGGAAGCTGATGACAAGATACTGCCTGATACTTATGGTAAAGCTCCAAAGGATAAAAGCCCCTGGCTACCCTTACGCTTTGTCACTGTTGACGGTGAAGATTATGGACGGGGTCGTGTTGAGGAATTCCTTGGCGATCTAAAGTCTTTAGAAGCTTTGATGCAAGCCCTCGTTGAGGGTAGTGCAGCAGCAGCTAAGGTAATCTTTACTGTCTCACCTAGCTCTGTTACTAAGCCTGCCTCCTTGGCTAATGCTGGTAATGGTGCTATCATTCAGGGTCGCCCCGATGACATCGGTGTGATTCAAGTAGGTAAGACTGCAGACTTCCGTACTGCATTCGAGCTTGCTAACACTCTAGAGAGACGTTTGTCTGAAGCGTTCCTTATCCTCAATGTGAGGCAGAGTGAGCGGACTACTGCTGAAGAAGTTCGCATGACTCAGATGGAACTAGAACAACAACTGGGTGGATTGTTCTCCTTGTTGACTGTTGAGTTCCTCATCCCTTACCTTAACCGTAAGATGCTAGACCTTACTCGGTCTAAGCAAATCCCATCCCTACCTAAGGGACTGGTGACACCTACCATTGTTGCAGGCATCAATGCCTTGGGACGTGGTCAAGACCGTGAGTCGTTGATTCAGTTTGTGACTACCATTGCACAGACCATGGGTCCTCAGGCTCTACAGCAATACATCAATCCTGATGAGGCTATCAAACGTCTCGCTGCTGCTCAAGGTATTGACATCCTTAACCTTGTCAAAGGTATGGAGCAGATCCAGAACGAGAAGCAGCAAGCTATGCAGCAACAGATGCAAGCCTCGTTGGTCCAGCAAGCTGGTCAGTTTGCATCGGCTCCTGCTATGGATCCTTCTAAGAATCCTGAAGCTATTGATGGTATTCAAGCTGCCATGCAGACTATGTCTGGGCAGCCCCCACAACAACAACAACCCCCCGCTCAACCACCTAGCTAGCACCTATGGCTATTAACATTTCATACGATCCATCTGACGATCCCGAAGCTCTTGCTGCTCGTGAAGCAGAAGAACAAGACAGCCTTGAAGTAGGCGAGAAGATGCTTGAAGACCAGGCAGATCTACTGGCTGGTAAATACAGGAACGCGGAAGAGTTGGAGAAAGCCTACGTGGAACTCCAGCAACGCCTCGGTCGTGGGGATGAAGATGATGATAGTGGTGAAGCAGAAGAGGAAGTAGAAGAAGAGTCCACAGAAGGAGAGGCTCAACGTTATGATGAAGAAGGCTACGTTGATTTTGACGCAGTCGCTGACGCATACGGTGACGGCCTTGCCGATGCTTTCCAAGAGAACGGCATTGACCCTTGGGCTATGAACGATCACTTCTATGAGAACGATGGTACTCTTACTCCAGAGATGTACGACGAACTTAATGAAGCTGGCTTTTCTGATGAAACCATTGATGCATACTTGGGCGGTCTTCGCTCACAGCTAGGCTATGATGAAGCAGAGGCTGGTACTCTTGATACCAGCACCATCTCTGACATCAAAGACATTGCTGGTGGTGACGAAGGCTACGCTGAAATTGTGCAGTGGGCAAGTGAGAACCTGCCTGAAGCTGATATCGAAGCATTCGATGAAGTTATCAACACTGCCAATGAAGCTGCTGTCCGCTTTGCTGTAAAGGCATTGGTCGGTCAGTACGAGGATGCTGTGGGTCGTACCCCTGAACTCGTAACTGGTAAGCAGTCCAACACTGGACAGGCTTATCGCAGCATGGCTGAGGTTGTCCGAGACATGTCGGACGCTCGCTATGACAATGATGATGCGTATCGCATGGATGTGATGCGTAAACTTGAACGCTCTAATTTAAAGGTATGAACCAAGTCTACGAAACCCACTGGGAAAAAGCTGAACGATTAAACGGACGCCTAGCTATGCTAGGTTTTGTGATCGCAGTTGGTACATACCTTACCACTGGTCAGATCATCCCCGGTATCTGGTAACCCCAGATAAATTATCCACAAACCACACTCTTTTTTTTAAACATGAAATCACTTATTATTGCTGGCCTCTTGATCTCCGCTGCTGGTGCAGCACAAGCTGGACCTTATGTTAACGTTGAGACCAACTCTGGATTTGCAGGATCTGATTACACAGGATCTGCTACAGATGTACATGTAGGTTATGAAGGTGCTAACTGGTATGCCCAGGGCGGAACTACCTTGCTGGCTCCTGATGATGCTGATGGTGACATTGAGCTGTCCGGCAAAGCTGGTGGTTCCTATGCCGTGAGCGATGCTCTGTCTGTCTATGGTGAAGTATCTTTCATCACTGGTGACACCAACGGTTACGGGACTAAAGTTGGTGCCAAGTACGCCTTTTGATCGTAAAGAGTATGACGCAAAACGATATCGTGAACGACGCGCATATCTAAATAAATATAAGATGGACCGTGGGTGTGAGCTTTGTAACTACAAGGCTCATCCTGCGGCTTTAACATTCGATCACTTAGACCCTACCCAAAAACTATTCTGTTTAAGTGATCATACAAACCGCAGTTGGCAGAAGATTATGGATGAGATAGAGAAGTGTAGGGTAATCTGCGCCAACTGTCATAACATTCATACTCATGACAGCGACCATTTCAAGAGGTCAGACGAGTAACTGGGAAGAGTTTTGCTCTTGGGTTACCTCAACAAACAATCGTCTATACGTTGGCTGGTTTGGAATCTTAATGATTCCTTGTTTACTAGCTGCTACAACTTGTTTTATTATTGCCTTTGTCGGCGCACCCCCTGTAGACATTGATGGAATCAGAGAACCAGTGGCAGGATCCCTGCTTTACGGAAACAACATCATCAGTGGGGCCGTCGTCCCATCTTCCAATGCAATCGGATTGCACTTCTACCCAATTTGGGAAGCTGCTACGCTTGATGAATGGCTCTACAACGGTGGCCCGTTCCAACTGGTCGTCTTCCATTTCCTCATTGGTATCTACGCTTACATGGGACGAGAATGGGAACTTAGCTATCGACTAGGTATGCGTCCCTGGATCTTTGTTGCTTACAGTGCTCCTGTAGCAGCAGCCTCAGCAGTTTTTTTGGTGTACCCTTTTGGACAAGGTTCTTTCTCAGATGCGATGCCTCTTGGCATTTCCGGCACCTTCAACTACATGCTGGTATTCCAAGCTGAACACAATATTCTTATGCATCCTTTTCATATGCTTGGTGTTGCCGGCGTATTTGGTGGGGCTTTGTTCAGTGCTATGCATGGTTCTCTTGTCACCAGTTCCCTGGTTAGGGAGACGACCG